GGTTTCAGAATTCGTAGCAGGACAGCCCGAAATATTTAAAATTCAATCTAATGGTGGCAGAGCAAGAGGAAATGAAGGGCCTAAGCCAATGCAGGAAGGGCGATCATCACAAGACAAAATAGCGTCTGGGTTAAAGTCTAGGATGAGCTAGTTGTAAACTAAAGGTCTAGATAGTATAATAAATTATTGGCTCAGTGAGCCTTTGACAGTTAATCCAACATACAGCAGTGCTGTGATAGTAAATTATCATGGCATTTTTTGTGCCTTGAAACTAACAATTAAAAGGTACAATACGATGACTACACAAACATTAGCAGAAGCGGCTAAACTAATTAACGATGAATTAGTTTCGGGCGTAGCAGAAGATATCATCACCACAAACCCTATCTGGATGGCTATGCCGTGGAATGGTTTTGATGGACAAGCAGTTATTTATAACCATGAAAACACCCTTGGGGACTCACAACATCTTGCGGTGGGCGGTACAATCACAGCCAAAGCAGCAAGTATCAACACTCAAGTTACTTACACGCCAACAACTACAATCGGTGATGCAGAGCTAAACGGCTTAGTTGCCGCTACTTCTTCAAGCGCTGGTGTGGATCAAATGGCTGGCGAAGTTTCAAGCAAAGCGAAATCAGTAGGTCGTAAATTACAAACAGGGCTAGCCACTGGTGATGGCACAGGCGCAAACATGAATTCAGTTCATACCTTGTGTGATGCTAGTCAATATACAACAGCTAGCGCGGGTCAAGCGCTATCGTTTGAATTGCTCGATGAATTACTTGATCTAGTTAAAGCCAAAGATGGTCAAGTTGACTACATTATGGCACCGGGTAAAATTATTCGTGCTTATAAAGCCTTGGTTCGTGCCTTAGGAGGTATCGCTGAGAATGTGGCGTTTACTATGCCTGACGGTCAGACTCGCAACGTGTCTTCTTATGAGGATATCCCATTTTTCCAGAACGATTACTTATCAGTAGCAGAAACTGCTAACGGTGCAGCCTTAACAGGTGGAGCACTATCAAGTATTTATGCTGGTGTATGGGATGATGGCACGAAGAAAATCGGACAATCAATGATTTATCCTAACGGTACACCGATGGGTATTGATGTTGAGGCAATTGGTGCTAAAGAGACTAAAGATGAAAGCATTATGCGCGTTAAGTCTTATAGTAACTTTGCCAACTTTAACCGTCGCGGCTTAGCTCGATTGACTTCTATTAATAACTAGTTAGTTGATATTTAAAAAGCATTCATAGAGTGCTTTTTATAATATTTACTGAGGGCAAATCATGAAAGTAACTCTTCCAAGTAAAGCGGCTAACTGTCGTGCGTACGGCTTAGAATTCGATTTAAAAGGTATCGCAGAGGCAGACGCTAAAATCGTCAAGTCTTTAATTGATACAGGCGCATTACTAGCGGTTAAAGCGAAGAAAGTAGTCAAGAAGTAATGAGCGTCTTAACGATAGACCATACCTTTTCTGCTGACGGCTCAAGCAAGCTTTCTAACGTGCCATTAAGTATTGAATATATGTTCTTTGCTACTGGTGACTTTGGCGGGGGCAATATTGCGCTTGAAGCCTCTCCTGATAATGGTGTTACATGGTTTACCGTTGATAAGCTTAACGGCCCCGGTCGACTTATACGCTATTTAGTTAGCGGTGAGAAAGTAAAGTTAACTTTATGTGATGCTATCTCTCCAGATTGTTCAGCAGGCATTCGACAATGACTTGCGCTGACACTTTACATGATAAAGAAGGATTACCGGATAGTTTAATCAAGGATAATAAACTAAAGGTTGATACTGGATTAATGCAGACAGCTTTCGGGGAGTTATCAGTAGCAGAGCCTACGCCAGTTATTCAAGTGTCGGCACAGTATGGTTTGACTGATGAAATGTTGGAAATATGCAATAACGGTGGGTTTGCCTCAAACGGTGATAGTTTATACCGAGTTAGTACGGGTACAGACCCAAACGGTTTAGCCTCTTTAAACACTAATAAGCAATTGGCATACAAGTCCGGACAAGGAGCACTGGCAAGGTTTACATCTTTGTTCACTTTAGGCGTAGCAGATAACCTTCAGATTGCCGGATTAATAAACTCAGAAGATAGCTTTACTTTTGGCTACCTTGGCACGAGTTTCGGCATTGTTTATTTCAGTCACGGCGTTACAGAACATCAAGAGTTAACAATAACTACAGCGGGAGGTAATGAAAATGCCACTGTGACGGTTAATGGTAACGCTTATATAGTCGCATTAACTGCAGGAACTGCTAACCACACAGCGCAAGAAATTGCTACCAGCTTATCGGCACAAGTTGAAAACTTTCAATTTACTGCTAACAATAATATAGTGTCGGCAATGGATTTACTTCCAGAGATTAACACTACTTACGCATTCTCAGCAGGAACAGCAGCGGGTACATGGGTACAAAATAGCATAGGTAAAGCCCCTGTATTTTCACACGTACCAAGGGCGGCTTTTAATCGTGATAATGTAGAATGGTTAGATCCCACTAAAGGCAATGTTTATTCTATTAGTATTCAATACTTAGGTTTTGGCAATATCAGATTCTTTGTTGAAGATGAAATAACAGGTAATCCTATACTTGTTCACGTATTAGAATACGCAAATAAAAACATTATTCCTTCGGTTGGTAATCCTACATTTAGAATAGGGTGGGCCTGCCAGAACTCAGGTAACACCAGCCCTGTAACTGTTAGTGGTGCGAGTGCTGCGGGATTTATCGAAGGTAAAAGGATTGTTGATACTGTACCAAGAGCTTTAGAGGCTCTATCATCAGTTATAGCAGCGACACAAACCAACGTATTAACTATTAGAAATAGATTCCATTTCGGCAATAAAATAAATCGTGCTGATATTATTCCCGTGTTAATTAGTATGGGGACAGAAAGCACAAAAGGCGCATTTTTCAGGCTAATAGCTAATGCTGAATTTAACGGTGATGTTAACTTTGATTATGTAGACAAAGCTAATTCTGTTGTTGAGTATTCACGAGATAATGTAGAAATTACTTCTGGTTCAGGTCGCTTTGTCGGCTCATTTCTTGTTAGGGAAAGTGGCGCAATAATTACCAGCGATGATTTTCCATTAAGAATTTTTCCTGATGATACATTAACACTAGCGGCAGCAGTTACAGCAACACCAAGTGCTATAATGACAGCAACACTAGCATGGCAAGAGGACACCTAATGTCACAAAATTTAGTAATGGCTAACAAAGATAACCTAGTAACTTATGTATTTGGTGGTATAGATTTAACTCTAGCTACTGATATTCAGATACAGTTTGGTGCTGAGTCTTATTCACTACAAAATGATCCTTTAATTGTGATCGTATCATCAGCGACAGAGCTATCATTAAACTTATCGGCAACGGCAGAGGTTGGTAAAGTATTCTCAACTGTTACTTACTTTGATGGAGCTAGCGTTAACGGCACCGACATTACATCTCAAGAGCTTGGTAATGCAGATCAAATTATTGTTGCTATTGGTACTCAGTTAATCGTTGAAGATGGCTCACAGGTAGCTAATGCTAACAGCCTAGTAAGTGACGCAGAATATAAAGCCTACGCTAATTTAAAGGGCTTATCTGTTGCACCTACACAACCAGAGCGCGAAGCTGACTTATTAGCAGGAATGGACTATATAACGGCACAGGAATATAGTATTCAAGGGCGTAGAGTATCGAGCACACAGTCTCTATTATTCCCGCGTATAGGTGTTTACTTGTACGGCTATCCCGTTAATTCAGATGTTATTCACGACAATGCTAAACGAGCACAAATGGAGTCAGCGGCGTATAGTACAAGCGGCACTCTATTAAGTAATTCGACAAGCACTAACGTACAAAGTGAAAAGGTTGACGTTTTAGAGGTTACATACTTTAAAGGCGGCAAGCGTAGCAATGTTAATTTACAGCGAGTTAATACCTACCTCACGCCGTTAATGGTAGATGTAAATAAATTGGTAAGAACATAATG